AGTTGTTTACATATTCGCATCAATGCAACATAAAAGAAAAAGAATTAATTTACAATACAGAAAAGGAAATTTAATACAGTCCTATGGTAAGGCCAACACACCGGTTGTTGAGATATTTGAAGAGGCGACTAATATTTTAACTTCAAGATTCAAGAAGTATCCGACAATAGAATGGAAGAAAGACAAATATGATTTCATAACTTATTGATAATCAATATATTTTTTTAATTAAGTTTTTTTTGGTATATTCTTATTAATACCTATCTTTGATGTGAACTAAACTAAATCAAATGAAATATCTATCAGTTTGTAGTGGTATTGAATCCGCTACAGTTGCGTGGGAACCACTTGGTTGGGAATGTGTTGGTCTATGTGACTTCGCATCGTTTCCACAAAAAGTATTATCCCATCATTATCCAAACACAACATTATTTACTGACATCACTAAACTAACCCAACATGAAAAGTACAAAAAAATTAAATTCGACTTATTGGTCGGCGGAACGCCTTGTCAATCTTTTTCCGATGCAGGACTCAACAAAGGAATGGATGACATCCGTGGTAGAATCTCCCTTGAATATGCGAGAATTCTTAAAGACAAACGACCAAGATGGTTCATTTGGGAAAATGTCGAAGGCGTTTTTAAAAAACAACACAAAAAAGCCTTATGTGAAATCATCTCCTCTTTCACTGGTGTTGACTTCAAACCAGAAGGTCTCGACAAACAAGGTATTGTCCAAGGAGAAGAGTACTCAATTGCTTATAGGATTCTCGACAGCCAATACTTCGGAGTTCCCCAACGACGCAAAAGAATCTATATTGTTGGATATCGTGGAAAAAACTGGAAAATCCCATTCTCAGTATTATTTGAGCAAGGATGTTTTGAAAGCGTTAAAGAAAAGAATAAAAGCAAGAGGGATGAGTACACCAAAAATATTCTCGGAGAAATTAAACTCGCTGGTACAATAACAAAATCATACGGACAAACTCAAACAGATGGTATGGGTCGTGTATCGACATCTAATTTTTGGGTTGATGATAATGGTATAAGATGTTTTACTGAAAGAGAATTAGAAAGATTACAGGGGTTCCCTGATGGTTATTTAGATTTTGAAGTTGATGGTAAGAAACCTGGTTATTCCGCTGTAAAGGGTGCTCTCGGTAATTCAATGACTGTCAATGTAATGTATTGGATTGGACAGAGAATTAATTTTATTGACAATTATATTGAATCTAAAAAGATTTTGAAATCTAAGAAAAATTAACTATATTATACTATGCAAGAAAAAGAATCAAAGACATCGACACATTTTTGGATTAGTTTAGTTAAATCTTTTTTTAGAATTTGTGCGGGTGTTGCTTTAGTTGATGGGTCTTTAATGGATGCTGGTGGTTTATTAATCATTGCTGAAGCACTCGGAATCGCCGAAGAAATATTTTAATTATGGTATTTGAAACAAACAACATTAAGATTTCCTATGAACCACATTTAGATGGTGGAGGTACCACATTTGGTATAAATGCCTTAGATAGTGAAAATGTAAAAAAATTCATTAAGAAAGGTAGAGTTATGGAAATGTGTTCAGGACCTGGTTTTATGGGATTTCATTTACTTGGACAGGGTTATTGTGATGAGTTATATTTGGTCGACATCAATCGAGAAAATCTTAAACATATAAATGAAACAATAAGTTTAAATAATTTGGATAATGTTAAATTTATTGAATCAAATGGTTTTAATGAATTAGTTGGTGAACCAAATATTGATGTTATCATTAGTAATCCACCTCATTTTAAAACATTAAGACCTGAAGGTTATAGATTTGACAATGAGAAATTATTATCGTTAGACAAAGATATAAACTTCCATAGAGAATTTTTTAAAGATGTTAAAAAACATTTATCAAAAGATGGGGTCATAATTCTTGTTGAAAATTGCGATGGTGTAACCGAAGATGATATTAGAGAATTAACAAAAGATGAGTTTAAAGTTGAGTATGTGGAATATGATGATTATGGGTGGAAAGGTAAATCAAAATTTTATACCATTGTTCTATCATGAATTACTATCAAATAAACGCATTTGCAAATAAAATTTATTATGAAAATATGAAAACATTTAAAGATTTGGCATTTGAAGAACATCCTTCAGGCACTGGTAAAATAGCAAGAATGGAATTTAAAAATGGACATGGGATTAGCGTCGTTAAGGGTCATATCTTTATCGGTGAAAGTAATTTGTATGATATGGCGGAAATTTTTAATAATGAAGTTGTTACATCAACTAATATTATGGAAGTTACTGAAGAACAGATAACTAATAAAATGATTGAGTTACAAGAACAATAAAATGGAAAACGAAACAAAATTCAGATTAGGAATTGTAATGTCTTTGTTAGGGTTGGTTATAATGACATTTGAATATTTTGAGAAAGACAGAGTTTATCAAGAACTCATAGTATCGTCATCAAAACAAATTGATAGTTTGAAAGAAGAAATAGAATTTAAAGACAATCAAATTGGATTACGTGATATGATAATTGAAGAAGTGAAAATAAAAAATCCATTAATGATAGATGATATTTTAAAAAATACTGAAGGATTAACATATGAAAAATAAAGACACAGAAATTAACTTAGGTAGTGGTAATAATATGGAAATGAAGTCGTCTAGAATGGTAACAACTTATCAAGTACTTTATTTAACAACACCCGAAGATGGTACCATACCTATGACAGTTAAAATTGAAGCCGATTTTGATACGATTCCTGAAGAATACCAAGAGGTGTTCATGAATATGATATCTGTAAAATACTTGGATAGAGTTTCATTTGGTGATAACCCATTCTCCCAATGTTTACCAGCACCTAAAAGACGATGGTGGCAAATATGGAAATCTAAAACTATTGAAATATGATTTATTTTATAATTGGTATTGTCGGAACAATACTTTGGATGGCATTTGAAATGTGGAGAGCACCATTTATGGATGACAACGGTAGAATAACTAAACCAGGTAATAAATTATCAGATTTATTTAAAAAGAAAAGATGATATTTATCATATAAACAACTAATATGGCGTATTCAGAAAAAGTTTTAGATCATTATTCCAATCCACAAAATGTGGGGACATTAGATAAGTCCAAATCAAACGTAGGTACCGGATTGGTTGGGGCTCCCGAGTGTGGTGATGTGATGAGATTACAAATAGAAGTAATTGATAATATTATTGTTGATGCAAAATTCAAAACATTTGGATGTGGTTCAGCAATTGCATCTTCATCTGTAGCAACTGAATGGTTAAAAGGAAAGAGCGTCGATGTGGCATTGACAATTGATAATATGGATTTAGTGGAAGAATTAAATCTACCACCGGTTAAGATTCACTGTTCAGTTTTAGCTGAGGACGCTATTAAATCTGCAATAAACGATTATAGGAAGAAACAAGGATTAGAGGAAATAATCTTTGACGCTTCACATGTATAAAAAAAAATAAATTATGAGTTTTATTATTGGAAGTAGTTGTGTTGATTGTATGGATACCGCATGTGCAAATGCATGTCCGGTTGATTGTATTCACGGACCAATAAATGTTGAAGGTTCAGGTTCAGAAGTGGGTGAACAAGGTAAAGATGCGTTCCCTGGTGGACAACTTTATATAAACCCTGACACTTGTATCAATTGTGGTGCATGTGTTCCTGAGTGTCCTGTTAGCGCTATCTATGAAGATGAAGATTTAGCAATTAAGGCTGGCGAAGAAGAATACGTTCATAAAAATTACGAGTTCTTTGGTTTAAAATACAATTAAAATGGTTACAGTTTCGGACAAAGCACTTGAACACGTTGTTGAGTTGATGACGGAAAAAGGAATAACACCTGACACCCATTTTCTTCGTGTTGGAGTTAAAGGAGGTGGATGTAGCGGTTTATCTTACGCTATGGATTTTGACGATAATGTAACAGATATGGATGAAGTCGTTGATTTAAACGTATTGAGGGTGATTATAGATAAAAAATCACTTTTATATCTATATGGCACTGAATTAGATTATTCTGATGGATTAAACGGAAGGGGTTTTAATTGGATTAATCCGTCGGCGAGCCGCACTTGCGGATGTGGAGAAAGTTTTGCTCTCTAATTTTTATTTTTCATTTATTTTTATTATATTATACCTATGAAGGTATTAGAATTATTTGCGGGAAGTCGTTCAGTAGGTAAAATTGCCGAAAAACTTGGTATGGAAGTTTTTTCTTCCGACCTTATTGACTTTGAAGGTATTAACTACGCGGTTAGTATATTAGATTTTGATTATAAGAAAGTTCCATTTAAACCAGATGTAATATGGGCATCACCACCTTGTACAGGATTTAGTGTTGCGGCTATAGGTCACCATTGGACTGGTGGTAAAGGGGCTTATATCCCTAACACCGATACCGCTCGATTAGGTATTGAACTCGTAAAGAAAACATTGGAGATTATTGACCACTATAAACCCCAACATTGGTTTATGGAAAACCCACGAGGATTACTTCGTAAAATGGATTTGGTTCAAAATTTGAAACGCCAAACGGTTACCTATTGTCAATATGGTGATGAACGTATGAAACCAACCGACATATGGACTAACAGTGATTTGTGGGTTCCTCGTAAGATGTGTAAGAATGGTGACCCTTGTCACGTTGCAGCTCCAAGA